CAAGTTTGTAATCCGTGCGAGAAACCCGTGGATTGTCCTTGTGCCTGGCCACCCGCTTCAGGTCATGCAGCAGAATCGGGCGCAGATTCCATTGCATATTCAGAAGTGCCGGGGAGATCGTAGGGATGACTTTCAAGTCTGGGATGAGTGTGGAGACCATCACAGACGATCTCCAGTTCATCACACCCCACTCTCCAGTAAGTGCCCACAGCGCCAAGTCCCCAATGGCACAGACAACATTGGGTTTGAGGGCTAGAAGTTCCTGCCGTAGCCGCTCAATTCCCTCCACTACCTGGGGCAGCACCATCTTGCCGTTACAATAGACATGAGCTGGGGTAATGTCTTTTTTCTTCAGCGCTACAAGTCCTCCAGTTCTGCCAGAAGGCGCCTTGGAGGTGCATACCATTGTCAGGTAGCAACTCTCCCTTGGAATTCCAGCCTCCCGCATGAGTTTCGTGAGTTCTATCCCAGGCATACCCCGAAATGGTTCCCCTGTGGCGATATCCTGCTCATGCGGAAATTCCCCTACTATTGCTATGGTCGCATTGTTCGGCCCGACTGCGTGTATCATATGACTATAACTCCTGTGTGTGTATGAGAGGGCAGCGTCTACATCCCCATCAAAGCTGCCAGTTCATCTCCCAACGCCTTTCCAGTGGTAACAGGTGGATTCCTGTCGGCTTCCTCCACGTCTTTCAGCCGCTGCAGGCACACTCCATAGTATTCCTTGGAGGCTTCCAGCACTGTTGCTTTGCACTTCTTGGCATGAGCGGCTGGGATGAGAGTGCCAGTGCCTCCGAAGGAATCCAACACCTCATCCCCAGGTCGCACACTTCGCATCAGCAGATTCTCGTAGAGCGCAACCGGCTTTTGTGCACCATGCTGTAAGCCTGTGTCAGCAGTTGTAGCAATAATGTCAGGGTAGATCGCTGTGGTCTTCTTATGCCCTTTGATCGCGTACAGGATGCACTCATACTGCCGGCGTGGGCCCTCGTCAGGAAGCGGGACTCTGCCACTGTTAGGCTTCGTGTGCAGGATCGGTGTGCGGAATACATACCAACCGGCGGCTTGCATCAGCGCCTTCAGTTCATGAAAACGGTCGAAGTCGCAGAAAACATATGCGTGGGCCTGGGGCTTCGTGACGCGGAAACTCTCTGGGCACCACCGGCGCATTAGCTCCTGCCAGCTTTCATGGCTGTCCTCATAGTGGTGGCTGTGATTGGCCAGTCTCCCCTCCCCGGCGTCGCCAAAAGCATCAGCCCCCATTCCGTAAGGGGGATCAGTGAGGATGACGTCGAAACGCTCTGCTGGGCATACCCTAAGCCAGTCGAGGCAGTTGACATTGTGGACTTCATGGACAGACGCCTGGAAAGTTCTGCCGACTGCTTCTGCCAGCGCAACATTCTTTGCGCTAGTCTCCTGTCGCTTGAGGATTTTGAATGCTTCCTCAGTGGTTTTGGCCTTTGCAATTTCAGGGTTGTGGAGGTGACTTGCGACTATGATATCTTTGCGCACCTGATCTTGGAAGGAACCGTCACTGCGGCCTTTCACCTCCATCGCTGTATCAGCCACTGTGTGGAGCTTTCCAAGGGCTTGGGCTTGCTGGGAGCGGAGCTTGTGGAGCCTGGCCATAGCACTTGCACGTTCCTGCCAGCTTAAGTCTTTGCGATGGAGGTTTTCTTCCAGTTCCGCTTCCTCCGCTTCCAGTGGGGAGAGCTGCCCCAAAGTGACATAGGGCACAAAGCCCTCTGGGACTGGTTGACTGTTATAGTGGAACTGGCCTCCCAGCATCCACAGGTCAGTGATGGCTCGAAGGCGGCGCTCACCTGCAACCAGGACAAAGCCTTCGGGAGATTCCCGTACTACCAGTGCATGCATCAGTCCCTTACTGGCAATTGTTGTGCCAAGTTCCGCTAGTGCCTGCGGGTCAAATTCTTGCCGCTGGCGGTCTTTGGCGATGATGATTTTATCTACTGCGATTAGCTGCATTGTGGCCTCACTTATGGCTAAAGGGAATGGAGAAAATGCCATGCCGCAATGGCACGACGCTATAGGTCAAAAATGGCTTAAAACCGGCCATTCTTGAGGGATTTATACGGTAATGGGCATTGACCCATAATGCAATAGGCAATGCGCGGAATGAGGGCAAGTTCTGGGGGATTTGGACTGTGTTACTGGTGTAAATCATGGGGGCAAATGCCTTTCATGAAAAAAGGGCCAGAGAGGGAAGGGTAACCCTAACTGGCCCAAGGCGCTACAACTACGAATTACAGCAGGGGGTTACAGCTTGGCAACGCCTTTGACTTCAGCGAATACCTCACCGTCATTCTGGCCCATGCGGTGCTTTACACTGACACGGGCAGAGAGGCCGGGCAGCATTGCGAAGGAGAAAGGTTCGCTGGGGCTGTTTTTGCCGACAGCTTCGCGCAGGCGGCCCAGGGCTACGTTCTTGCCCTTGGACATATCCAGCGTACCATCAGCGTTCAAATCCAGCATAAGCCCCTGTTTGCAGATGACCTCATCGCGGCCCAGCTCGGCTTTGACCTGCGTATCTTCAATAGCCCAGAAGATGTCCAGGGCAACACCAGAGGATGTGCCGTCTTTCGATTGCCACTGGCGGGGGGCGATTTTGGAGATAATGGCCATATATTCGCCAACGGGCACAGGCACTGTTTTGGTATCATTGGCACCAGAAACTGTGGAGTCAAGAAAAGAATTAGCATCAAAAGTCATGATAAAGTTCCTGTAAGGTTAAGATTGAGGTTAAGGTTAAGGCTGAGAAAAACCCCTCTCGATAGTGCGTAAGAGGGTGAGGCTAGTCTTGCACCCATAACGGCAGGGTGCAAGAGGAATTGCTACAGTTACGCATATTGACTACAGTACACCTCCTCGGGATTTCCACTTCCCTATGATAAGTCGAAAGTCCTGTGGTTGCCCCTGGGCGATGGGAAGATTGCGTGACTTGACATCAGCGATTGCACTCCCCGTATCCCAGGAAAATTTCGTACCTTCACGGACTGTAAGAACAACATCAGAGAACATCGCAGGGAGTTTGGGAGCAAGAGCTTTGCCAAGTGTGCTGATCATAATTTTCACTCCACCTAGCACCGCGTCTGTCTCCCGCTCGACATGCGCAATGAGCACAAAATGACAACGGCAGTTGTCTGTCCACATGCGCACGATTTTCTCCACCTGGTCTTGCGCGATACCCCAGTCTGACTGATTCTTGACTGGCTTGCCTCCGACGACAAGTGACATTGCTGCACGAGCCAGTCCGGCCATACCATCTACTACCAAGGCACGGGAAGGTTCCCAGGTATCAACACATCCAAACTTCTCCCCTGTGCGGTCATCGGGAAAGTTATTCAGCGCTGCGCACAGAAGGAGGAATTGATTGTGCTTACTGCGATTTGGGTCAGACATTTTAGCAAGGGAGTCCAGTGCCATTGTGTTGATCTTTGTCGCGTTGTCCAGAAGTTCACTGAAACTTGCTTTTGGTGCTGCTAATTGGTGCCAGTGAAGATTCGGGGGGATTTCCTTTCCACGGTCAGTAAAGTAGCCGAGTAAGGATTCCAGCCCGGACTCCAAGCCCAGATAGAATACCTCAACTCCTGCCTCTACCAGGGAGCCGATGGAGTAGGTTTTGCCAGTACCTGCTGGCCCCATCAGGAGTACATTGACGCCGGAGAGGGCGCTGGGGGCAGCGGGAGCAGCAGATGAGGTCGTTGGCGCTGCAGTTGGTTCAGTCATAATTTTTTCCTCTGTTGTAAATAGTCAAAGCGCTCAGCGGGATAGCACCTGCACGGCTTCTACTATGGCCCAGATGAGCAACACAAGCCTCAAGCAAATAATTACAGTGGTCATGATAGTGCTTCCCTTTCGTGGGCCTGCGGGCTCGCCAGCAGGGTATTCTCCGCGTAACTCAGATGGCGCTCAAACTCCCATCGCACCAACTCTTCAGGGAACAACCCTGAAAACTCCGCATCCCACAGCAACATCAAGGAGCCGGGGACTGCCCAAGGGTGCTTTGTATGCTTTCGGCAGGGAGTTTCTATGCACCGGAAAGTTCCTGCCATTGAGCCTCCCCCTTCTATTGGGCACCTGGCCCACACTTCCGCACAAATCGGGCAAAAGTACGCATAGGAACGTGGGGCTGCGTATTCCTCATGGATATGAATACCACCACGTTGGCAACTGCCGAAGTAGTGGTTCTCCACAAAGAAATGCTGAGTGTAGGGGAGTGGGGGTGGGAGCGCAGCCATCTTAACCCCCGAGCATTCCAGAGAGTTCCTTGGAGAGACTCGCAGCCTGTTCTGGGGAAACTCCTCCTGGAAGCTCTGGTGCTGGCGCTTCGTTGACCCCACGCGCATGCCCCCAGCTTTCTTCGTACTCTTTCACACTGAGCTCCCGACGTGCTAATGGATCCCAGACCCGCTGCTCGAAGTTCACAGGAAGCCAATCATCTGGCTGCGAACTCTTACAGACAGCCACAAAGGGGCAGCCACCGTACTCCACACATCCTGCATCGAGAGAGAAGTCCCAGTAGCCTTCCTTCCAGCACTGAATCATCCGCTTCACATCCCGAAGCACCTGCTGTTCCCATCGCTCTATCTCATACTTGCTGCGATACGTGGGGACTTCCATTGTGTCGTACTTGGTTTTCAGAATGCTCACCCCGCGAACGATGCTCCCTTTTGCCTGAATCCCATGCCTCGCGGCAGCCCACTGATACCCGGTGAACTGTGACCGCATCTCCCACTGCCGTGCGAAGGTAGCTCCAAGGCTGGAGGTGGTTTTTTCGTCGTAGATGAAGATTCCATCCATGCGCTCAGCAATCTGGTCACTTCGGCCAGTGTAAAGGATAGGGTCGCCGGTGATTGGGTGCGCAATGTCGAGCGGTTCGGCAAAGCTGAACTCAATGCCTTTGTGGCCATTGGCAAAGGTGACTGGTTCCGCCCCATCTGCACCTAATGGGTACATGGAGAAGTAATATTCCAGCGCTCCACACATGCGCTCCAGAGACTTTGGGGAATCTGGAGGGCAGGGGAAGTCGCCGTAGTGCGCGATAAGAGCTGCAAGGCCGATGCCTTCGGCGTCCTCTGCACTTCGCCCTCCTATGAAGAAGGCCCTGCGAGCGGCTTCAATCCCAGATGCAAAGGCCCCGCCAGCAATAAGATGCACAGAAGGGAAGCGGGATTTCCAGTGCTGCACATATTGTCGAAAGGCTTTTTGTGGGCAGCTGCGGAAAGCCGACAGGATGGTGCTGTCGATTGTGTGTGGAAACATAGGCCGGGCGCTGGCGCTGGTCATAGCAGTTCTCCTAGTAGTGCATCACTGTCAATTGGTTTCGCCTTTGCCTTGGCCGCAGCCTTCCCTTCTCTTGCTGCGCTGCTTCGCATGCTGCCCGCAATGCGTTCCTGGCGGATAGCTGCGATAGCCTCTCGCATTTCCTCAATTGTGATTGTACCGTCAGCGGCTTTCCGCCGCCATTCTTGGAGTTTGGAGGGGATGATTTCAGTCATTGAAAGCACCTGCACGGTGGATGAAGAGGGAAACTGCCCAGCTCAGGAAGCGAGCACCAATAGGAAGGTCACTGTATTCGCCCTCCGCCCTGCGTGGGGAAATTCCAGGCAGCGCATCGAGGACTACGTGAAAGTTGTCCAACTCTGCCTTGGACTCTAGCCAGAGTTTACAGTAATTGTCCTTAGTGCTGTCGGAGATACGAAGTTTGGTTTCTAGTTCAGTTCTGGCTGCTCGGGCTTCCGCGAGCTCCTGTTTCAGTGCCAGGATCTGAGCTGAAAGTGTTGGTGCTTTTGCCATGATTTGAGTCTCCAGTTATGAAAGTAAGGGGATTATTTGCGCGGAGTACGATGAAGTAATCCACACAAATAATCCTATAGTGCGCTTCCTCAGCGTACAACATAAAGCAATGATTACTTGGATTAAAACTCCTGCTGGTAAATAATCCCTGAGGCCGTTTTCCCGACTACCATAGTCCGGTCTTGCAGCCAGTCCATTACCTCATCCTCTGTAATGTCGGTTCCAGATGCCGAGGGGATTTCAAAGGCGACAGCAATTGCTTCTGGGGTTTCCTCCGCAAACTCACAGCAAAGGCCAATGACGTCTAGTTCCATTTCAATACCTGTATCTTCCTCTTGTTCTCTCAGAAAGTCAAACAAAACTTCTAGCCCTTCCCAACTGAAATGATTACTTCGCCCAGCGTTTAGAAAGGCTTGCCGAAAGCCAAATAGTATTACGGTTGTTTTCATGATTTTCTCCTGATTATGCCACATGTTAATCACATCGCTCGAACCTGATGCACGTCCCATTCTCACTGATGTTTACTATATACCTAGGCGCAGCTTCCCCCGGGGGAACTTCATCAAAATAAGGTGAAATGGCCAGGTACTCCAGCGCAAGGCGGGAATACACCTGTTCACACTGGAGCACAATACATCGCCCCATAATTGCTCTGGCCGTTCTTGGGAACGCTTCGATAAGTTCCAGATCTAATCTAAATCTACCAATTCGTCTGTCCATTTAGTCCTCCTTTGCTGTTTATATCTTCACGTCAGGCCATTGTCCGATGCCCCGGGGGCAACTGCTCCAGCTCACCGTCCTGGGCAATTGCCTCGCTGCGCAAGAAGATCCCCTAATCTCTGAACGCATCGCCTTCGGCATAGGCCCCGTTAGCGATCGCGTCATTTAGTAACTCGTTGACTGGTTCGGCAGAATCAAACTTCCAATCAACAACCCAGTCACAATCCTCTCCATTCAGTCCTCCTATTTGAGCATCCCGAAGAATTTCGTTGATTCCATCAAAGACGGAAACCTCATCAGCTTCGTCCACAAGAATCTTTACAGTCACAACGTATGCCATTTTGTATTCTCCTCAAAAAAAAAAAAAAAAAAAAAAGCAGCCAATCAAATCAAGTTTTCGTGTAATTTTCTTTTGCTGTAGTTGCCAGTGGCCTTGGGGAGTAAAGGATATCCAATCCACTGGCTGCCGGGTTTTGCCCCACTTATCCGGCCTTGGGGTTTGTGCTTATGCCAACAGCAGCTTCGTTGTCGGTCTTGAACATGCAACATACAGGCACTGAAATGCCTCCTTACGATTCCGGTTTTTCAGAATATCCTGATAATCCACCCAAACTGTTTCATACGTACTCCCCTGTGCTCGATGCACTGTCAGCGCGTATGCGTACTTCACCGCGTGAAACAGCTCTTGGTGCTTCCAGAAAGCCTGCCAGAGCTTGGGAGAGGTACGGGCATTTGCTGCCTTCTTCTCTGCATCCTCATTGAATTGCTGCTGACTACTTGGGTGCAGCACAAGCAAGCGGATGACTTTGTTCTCCTCACTCCTGCAGGTGAGTTCCTGTGCCGTGTAGCCTGGGTACAAGGGGTGCTTGCAGGTCGCTACCCCTTCCACTATCGCTTCTTCGTCAGTAGCAAGAAGCGGCATATCTCCGGCCATACAGGGAGCTGTGGCCACAATCCTATCCCCAGGCAGGTACAATCCAGGGACTGCAGCGGCCCCAAAAATCCCGCTGCGAATGAGGTTATTGTATTCCCCTACCTGAACATTCCTCCAGGCAAGCACCTTGTTGCTGGTGCCGTCGGCGAACTCTCCGGCCATTGCTGCCTCATACATGGCCTTCTTGAACGCAGAGCGAGAAAGTTTCCAAACCCCAGAACCGTCCTCGTTGTGGTCACTTTCAAGTATGATTGATGGAAATGGCTGTTCTGCGGCTTCTCTGACCTTTGTTGCAAGGGCCAAAATCTGATTATCATGCCGCATGACAGTGGAAAGGGAAGCACCTGCAGTTACCTCCGTCCAGATACGAGAGGAGGCTTCTCCTACTGGCGGCAACTGTGCCTTATCCCCCAGGAACACAACTTTGACCCCATGCTGCTCAGCTTTCGCCAGCAATAAGTCAAACAGCTGTGTTCCCACCATACTTCCTTCGTCCAGAAACACTGCATCGTATTCTGCGAAGTCCTCTGTGCCGTGCCCCCCGACAAGTTTCTTCAGCTCCCCACTTTTATCAATTCGAAGCCCCAACAGGGAGTAGATAGTGCAGGCGTCCCCTGTAACTCCTCGCAGCACCTTCGCTGCTTTGTTTGTTGGGGCAGTGTAGGCGAATTTGCTATGGCTGCCTGCACACCTTGCTGCCACCTCTCGCATACAGAAAGTCTTGCCCGTGCCTGCGAAGCCTGCCAGGACAAAGAACAGTGAAGGGGGATTGGGGTCAGAGAGGAAGTCCATGAGTGCTGTTACTGCGACCTGTTGCTCTGCAGTGAGGGCAATGGGCGTGGTTTGACTTACTGGCGACATTTTAGTTTCCTCAGAAATGGGGGGGGGGATTAGTCTGCGGCTTTGTCTGCTGAAGTGGTTCGGAAGTGCTCGCGGACAAGCCTGGTGAAGAACTCCTGCAACGTACCAAAGGGGATTCTGCCCTCCAGGTCACTGTACAGGTGCAGCTTTACTTTCGCAGCTAAGTCCTCAGGTAGTCCTACGTTAAAGTAAACTGTCCTGAGCGTGTTCTTTGGTCGTGCCATGGTCTGTTACTCCTTCGTGGTTTTGGCCCGGCGGGCTGCCGCTGCCTCTTTAACTGCTGTGTGCAGGACTCTATCCATATCCTCCAGTATCACCTCCATCGCTAGTAGCTGTCTTCCCACATGTTCCTCTGGGAGGAACTCCATATGTGCCCTGATAGTACCTATGCTTCTCAGGGCGAAATTCAACATCCGTGCTTCCTGCTGTGTATTGGTCATTTCAAAATCTCCCGGTTAGTCCAATTGAATAGTTCCTGCCCACAATTCCAGCTTCCACTCCGATGGTCAAATACTGCCAGACTTTCCTTTGCCGTTCCGGCAGCATGGAGCTTACAGCAACATGAGCTGCGGCTGTCAACAAGAAGTACCTGTTGACTTGACTGGTGGTGGGGTGCTCAGGCATGGCGGGATTTAACTCCCGCCAGTGCTGAGGCTCCTGGGAAATTTGGCGGGTTTGTGCCCAGTCAGCGCAGTGTACTGTAAGGTAGGCAGCTTCCAGTGCATCAAGCCCCATGATAACAGCTCGCGCAAAGGTCTGTCAGATGTTCATTTTCCTTCACTTCCTCTGGCAAGTCCACTTGCATTGGGGCTTCTGACGCCCGTACCCATCGCATTGCTGTAGAGGTGCGGTGTTCCTGGCGCTGGAAACGCCCCACAAAATGACTGTGCTTCGCCCCGCAGGTTGTGCAGCGCTGTACATCGAACATCACTACAGTAGCTCTAGGCAGCCACAGCCTGCCAATTTCCCAGTTCGCTACAAGTCGCTGCAGCATCGTGGTTTCTTCTGTGGTCGCCAGGCCGGTTTTCAGCGCCTTCTTGGCGGCCTTGGCCTTCTGTGCAGCTGCTGCCTCTTGTAGGGACTCCTGGAGCAGGGCATCCAGAGAGAACTCGCCATCTCCTGCTCCTTCCCCTAACCCCAGATCTTCCAGAACCTCTGCCTCTAGGGCCCTGAATTGATCTTCTGCTTCTTGGTATTCTCCTGCGTTGAAAAACTGTTCCATGACTGAGCCTCTTTTGGTTAGTTATCAGTAGGGGAAATCCCTACTAACGATTAGAGGTTAGCATAACTTGCGCGAGATTGCAAGCCAGTTTTTGTGTGTTTTTGTAAGTAATTGGCGCGGGTTACTTTGCCGTAACCCGCACAAGTTACCTCTCCATCTTCCTGAACTCCAGGCAATAAAAAGCCCACGTCTGAGGTGGGCTAGTGATTGCGGCGCTAAAGCCTGCGGAGGCTCAATTACGCAGGCTTTAGCGCCGGGGGGCAATCATCCCCTGATGCTTTGAATCTTTACATCAGCTCTTCCAGCAGCGCATCGGTATCCACGGCTGGCTTAGCTTTGCCTTTCTTCGCTTTCAGCTCGGCGATGATAGGGGCGATGGCGGCGTTTTGGCTCAGGGCAGTCCTATCTGCATGGGTTTTACGGGCCAGGAACGCTTTGATCTGATCAATTGGCTTGCCAGTATGCTGGTGCAATGCACGGGCCAAGAGGCCAGCGCCAGCCATACCACTGGATTCACGAGCTTTGGCCCATTCACCAGCATTCATGCGCTCCATCAGGGCGTCCACGGCCATTACTGCGTCTTCTACGTCTGCCAGGCCAGCGATCTCGTCACCGAACTTCTGCTCGGCGCCGTGACCAGCAAAGCGTGTCAGCAGCTTTTCGGGGATTTTGAATGTGCGGGTTTCACCGTTTACGAAGTCCATGCGGATACTGGGATAGCCAGCGTCATCCAGAATGGTTTCTTTCAGCATCCGGCGCTTGCCGCTGAACTCGACCTTACGGCCATCATCCATCTGAACGAGGAAGTAAGAGGTTGCTGCCTTGCTGGATTCGGGGGTTTTGGCTTCAGGTTGCGTTTCTTTCGTCATGACTGTATTCCTTTTTCTATTGCTAGTGGATTATCTGGGTTCCACCGCTACACCCTACTGCAGACTAGGACTTGCGCCGCTAGGGAAACTCCACTCTATAGGAAGTCTCCCAGCGGTGCAAGGGGGATCTGTGAGAACTGCTAGGAATTTTTTGCTCGGAGTTCGCTCAGTTTTTGCAGCATCGCAGCCCGTGCTTCTGGACTAATGGGGGCTGGCGGCTCCAATTCTTGGACTGGGCCGATGGCTTCCAGCGCTTTGGTGATCGCGTGGGCATCCCAGGTGCCTTCCTTTGGGACTAGCTGAAGCGTTGTGCCATCCTGGTGCAGAGCGATGGAGTCTGCGATTGCCGCCAAGTCCTCGAATCCGCTGGTTTTGCGCAGTGCTCGGAAGTAGCTGTAAAGCCTGTGCTTCAGGGCAGCGACCTCGGATGTTGACTGGAGCTGAATATCCAGTGTTCCGCCTAGCTTGTGAAAGATTTTCAGCAAGTTGGCATATGCAGATGGATAGCGCAGGGGGTCAGGGTTGGCATGGGAGGGGCGCTCGGATGCTGGGGTTGAGGTTGGAGTTGTCATTGCAGTAGTCCTTTCTGGTGGGTTAGTGAGTTGGTTTAGCTGGCAATGGCATCCAGTGAGTAATGCCAGAGGTGTTGGCAAAGCCCTGGATAATAGTGCCAGTGTTGAGGTGGAGCAGGAGAGTGCAGCCAGCTGGAGGTGGGCAGTCTCGCACATCCCGCCACTGGTGCGCCTCCAGCTGGCTCCGGAGAACCACATTTTCCTGCTGCAGTTCTCCATAGGAGGGATATGGTGCAAAAGTGAAGGCAGGCATAGCGGGTTAGACCTCCCTCATCCAGTTCTCGTGTTCAATGATTTGCGTGATTATGCGGTCTTGCGCGGATTCAGTAAGGCCCCAGGAGATCGGGGATCCCCACTGGCCGAAGATCTTCAGCCTGAGGCCACTGACTGGGTCTTCACGGGAAGGGAAGAAGTCGTAGCTGACCTCCGCCTGGACGTCCTCTCCCAGGTCTCCAAGTTGCAGGTATGTGATCATTTTTGTCTCCTTTTCGGTTGCTGGTTGGTGCGAATAAAGCGGGAAATCCCGCAAGAAAGGCCATAGTGGCACGGGTGAGGCCAGCGTGCAAGGGGTGCGGGGAAGAGCTGAAGGGGCGCGGAGGGGCATGGGGGACTGGCTGGAGCGGAGCGACCTCCCCCAAGCAACAGCTGCAACAGCTGTTGCAGCGACTGTGGCAGATACTCCTCCCTCCTTGTAGCAGCTGCTGAGGGGGAGTGGAAGAGATGCAGAGGCGCGCGTGGGAGGTCGCTACGCTCCAGTGGGGCTGAAGGGGGCACAGGAAGGGGTTTCTTCCCCCGATTACGCCGGAGTAATCCGCGCAAATAACCCTGGAATCCCCCCTTTTTCCCCCTGACCTATTGACTATAACAATTCCCTACTTTATACTTTGAGTCATCAGCCAGAGGGG